ATGACTTTAATGATGATGAGTATGACTCTGATGCAACTGACAGTGATGTTTCGTCAATCAACAGTGAGGACGACGAAGAAGACGATGGATCAGATCTTGAAGACTTTATAGTCGATGACGACGAGGACGATGAAGAAGAGGAGGTCGTTAGCGAGGACGAAGACGAAGACGTCAGTGAAGACGAGGACGATGACGACGATTAATCCTCATATACAGGATACAATTCTAACGGGTCAAATATATCAAAATGATACCCCGTAAAGTCTCCAATGTCACCATACTTAGGCGGATTCCTAGCTCTTGCTTTACTTATGGCTGTAGTGTCATTAGAGATTAGTTTGTATAAGTTAGTTGGTGTAGTTAAAGGACTTTTATTAATGTCATAATAGTTTATTTTGATAACTGTGTAGAAGAAAAGCACAGCTGCGATAATCAAAATTAACAATATATTAATCACCTTCATTAATATATTATTGTCATTTTTTTAAAAATTGTTCATCCATGTTCTACTCTGCCTCTGCATTCTCGCGGCGCTGTTTGATCTCAGCCTGAACTATCTCATCGGCTTCCTTTACCAGATCTTCAATATTGGCGTCTGGCTTAGCTTGCTTCAACTTCTCAAGAACATCTGCCGGGTGACTAATCGGAGTCTCGTCAGGCTTGTTGTAAAACTTGGAATTCTCATCACCCGGTTTAATAAAGTCACCTGACTTCTCACCGGTCGCCATCATCTCTTGCTTCCTATCCTCAAACATCTTGGCGGCCATCTTCTGGTTCTCCTTATACTTTTGCATGATCTCGTCGAGTTTCTCATCGACATAGTGTACGTCATCAATGTGATCCCTGTCAGGAGGGATAAGAAGCCATTTGTACATGTCAACGACATAAATATCAAAAGTGGCATCTTCCTTCTGTAGACGTTTGGCATGCTCACCCGCCTCTTCGCGCGAGTTAAATGCTCCGCGAATCTTCAATCCAAACTTGTCATTTTTCTGGGGTAGGTCGGGGCCTACCAGGGAGATACAAGCAAACAACTGACCTGGCACAGTAGTATAGTCCTGAGAGAGGGACATTTAATTGTATTAGAGTGAACCACTTTAATTAAATTTAGTATTTGACGCGATGGAGCAGATCAGGTCTTTTCACAATCAATTGAAGCGTGATTTGATCGTGTCAGAGGTGAGTAAGGGCGACAGGGTATTGGATGTGGGGTGTGGTTATGGCGGTGATTTACCTAAATGGAAAACCGTTGGTGTGAGAGTTGATATGTGTGATCCATTATCCGAATCGATCGAAGAAGCAAAACGTCGTGTGGCCACATTGGGTATGAAAACGAAGACGCGGTTATTTGTAGGTGACATACGTGTTATCACGAATAAGATCAAATATGATATTCTGTGTTATAACTTTTCACTTCAGTATATATTTTCATCTCGTGAACTGTTCTTTGAAAGCATCGAGCATATAGACAAAAAACTTGCAAAGGGTGGTAAATTGATTGGGTATATACCAGATTCCGAAAGTTTAATGTTATCCTTGCCATTTGAAGATCGTCATGGTAATTATTTACATACCGACGGACCAATGGAAGGTAAATTCGGAGACACTGTGCAAGTATATTTGACTGACACACCTTATTACCAACAAGGTGAGCGTCCTGAACCCATAGCGTATAAGGATCATCTGATAACTGAACTCGAACTTAGAGGTATACGTTTACGTGAATGGTCACATGTTGATAGTGATGAACCGTTGTCAAAGTTGTATAGTAGATTTATTTTTGTCAAGTCATAGTATGATGAAGCTTGTATGGGTGTTGATGATCATACTGGTTGTATTGATTATTGCTACCACAAAAGAGGATACAAGAATGAAAGCGCTTCGTAAACGTTATTATACACTTGCCGAAAAATATAATTTTAAACCCGTACCTATTAATGGATATTATGGTAATAAAGGTGACGATCTCGGTTACAACATTAACAAAGGTGCAGAAATTGGTATATGTATCGATGGTACGACAAATGATATGATGCACGTGTTACTCCATGAACTTGCACATTCAAATGTTGACAAGTATGCCCATGATGAAACCTTTTGGTCTAATTATGACAAGTTAAAGAATCAAGCAATTGTATCAGGTTTATATACCAAACTTGACAAACTTAAACAATTTTGTGGGGCGAAGATTAACGACTAAAACGCTTGACACGACCTGTGTGATACTTTTCTCTTTTAGCTTTTGTAATCTCTTCAGGAGTTAACTCAGAAAACGTGGTAGGTGTATCTTTGGTAATACGTTTAGTGGGACGATATACAGAACTTTTAGACGTGTATCCATATTTACCTGTATCAGATTTCCAATCTTCTTTAAACCATCTGGTTAGACCTGACTTGGTAGGTTTAGTGCCTATATAAGGTTCTTCCTTAGGTCCATATTGTTCAGCATGTCGCTTTTTGTATTCTTTCACGAGCATGCCACTACGATACGCTGAGTGTTTAGGATAACGTTTATATATGTCGACTTTTACGCGATCATATAATGACTGGTCTTTAGGACGCGCCATTTTTATATTATGTTAATATAAATGTCGTCGGTTAATCCTACTTTTGAGATAGCTAAGGTAGCAACAATTGCCACTTATCCGTACTGGTTTGAACTCATAGGTGATAGGGTCGAAATATTAAAGACTATCATGACTCTTTTATTTCCTCTTATGATACTGATGTTCCAGCGTAGTTCTAAGCTGAGGATTTCAAAGAATTATATCATAAGCGCTGTTGTCGCTACTGTCATCTTTAGAATTGTATGGGGAATGTATATCAATTCGAAAGATGATGATTCTATCAAGTTAAAAAAGAATACTACACTGGTCAATATTATAACCATTGTTATCTTTGTAGTCACCTTATACGGTGTAAATATGTTCAGAGGTAAAGAAATCTACAACGCTTCTAATTTTGCTTAAGCATGTTGCGTCCGAAATAAAACATAAGAGCGGCAACAAGTCCGGAACCGGCCATGCCGGCTAGGGAAAGGTTACCCATCTCATTCACAAACTGAGGGACAGAAGTCCTGAGCTTGTCCTGAACAGGTTTGGAGAATGCGATAACCGCAATCGCTCCAACGAGCAGTGCCTCCATCTGATCGTCGGTGAGGTTCATGGGATTCTTCTTAGCGGGGACAGGGGCGGCGGGGGCTTGGGGAGCCTCAGGCATCGGGGGCTGCATCGCCTGCATAAACATGGCAGGGTCAATAGGCGGCTCCTGACCACCCATGACAGGGCCAGCTGTAGCCTGGGGCTGAGCGGGGGGCTGCTGGGGCATCATGATCTCGGCAATAGGGGTGGAATCCATCTTTGGGGGAATCTCTTGTTCTTTTACATTATTATTTTTTAAGGGCACCATACCCGCATCATCGTCATTAAGATTCATGGTATCTATAGAATCCATTTATTAACTACCATGAATTAATATATGTCTCCTCCACGCAGACGCAGAACAAGATGAATGGTAGATTCTTTCTGAATGTTGTAGTCGGAAAGGGTTCTACCATCTTCAAGCTGTTTACCAGCAAAAATAAGTCGCTGTTGATCGGGTGGAATTCCTTCCTTGTCATTAATCTTGGCCTTTACATTATCGATCGTGTCCGACGAATCAACCTCGATGGTGATCGTCTTACCTGTCAAAGTCTTTACGAAGATTTGCATTTTGTTATATTAATGGCTTGATTTTTATTTACTTTGCCGTTCACCCTTGTCGGACCCATACCATCATGATGAGGGTTATAATGCTTGTTATGATACGCCCACAATTCCCTCGAACCGATCCTGAAATTTTTATGGATTTTCGCCTTGTACCAATACACACAATCTTCGATCCTGTTACTCTTTGATGTATTGTCTAATACAAGACATTCGTAATTTTCTGTGCACGTGTTCATCACCTGATTAAATATGTCAAAGGTCGGAAATATTCCAAAAAACGCCTTGTACAATTTCTCTCTGTTCTGGATAACATTCTCCCTGAGAATAAATACATAATCAACATTCGCTCTCAAATCGGGTGTAAGATCCATACAGTATTGCATTGTCAACATGAAGAATATCTTCCAATGACGACCATTCATGAAACATTGTCTGATACATGGATCCTTCATAAACTTTCTATCATACATGCAGTCGTCCAATAGAATGAATGCATTTGAATCTTTGCCCGCGCTTATCAATTGTTTTTGCCTAAGTAGAACCCTGTCAATAGCTTCCTTATCGTAATCACCATAGATGAATAGATCCGGTATAAACTGTTTATAGTGATGATTACCGTCTTCTGTAGCCGACATCACAACTCCCGCTGGTATGTGTTTCTTATGGTACAGAATATCGGTAACCAAACAACTTTTACCCGTCCCACGCTTTCCAATGAATACACAGACCTTATCATCGGCCATGTTAGCCGGATTGAACTTCTTCAACGACAAGCTCATGTTAAGAATAGTAATTAAAAATTACTTAACTAATTAACGCTTAAAGATATTTCTTTATTATAACTAATGAGCGGTGGAAGGGTGATTCTAGCTGTTCAAGGTATCCAGGATGAATACCTGACTGGGTCACCTGATGTGACATACTTTTTAAAGCGTTTCAATCGTCATACCAATTTTGCACTATCAACTCTTGATAATGTGTTTGATGATAAAGAGTTTGATTTTGGAAACACTGTCACTTGTACGATTCCACAGGATAAGGGTGACCTTATACGCCAGATCTATTTGCGAATTAGATTGTCAGATCTTAGTACGGCAGATTCACATGGAGTTGGATACACGGATTCCATAACACATGCATTGATCGACTATGCAGAACTTATGATAGGTGGCCAGGTTGTCGAACGCTTAACTGGTGAATTCATCGAAGTGTTTACTGATATGTTTGTCAGTGATTCGCATCAGAATGGTATAAAATTCACAGAGGGTGTAACTGGTACTAAATTAGGTCTTGGACCCGCGTCGACTACAACTACTACAGGCGAATTTGGTGTTTATCCGCGCACGTTTACATTGATGATACCGTTTTATTTCCTTCGTGAAACCGGTTTGGCATTACCATTGGTTGCATTGACGCGTCAACCAGTGCAGGTTCGTATCAAGTTTAGACCTTTGAATGAGCTCATTGTTGCACCCGAGGCAACAATGTCTAATGTTTCATGTAATGTGTCGGCGTCTACCACAGTAACACTTACCACTACAAATGCCGGTATTTACAAGGGTATGGAAGTTTCAGGAACAGGTATTGTTGGTACCCCCACAGTGCAATCAGTGAACAACACAGAAATCGTAATGTCGTCTAGTCAGACACTGACTGGTGGTACTACTTTAACATTTGGATTCCCTGGGTCGTCGACACTGTTAAATGACACGACAGGTTCCATCATGAATGCTACATTACCAATCGAATATGTATATCTATCCGAAGTAGAACGTAATACATTCACTAATATGCAATTGAATTATGTGATTACGCAATTACAATTGGATTCGGATGAATTGTTACCTAATGCTACAACAAAAAGAATCGACTTGGATTTTCTGAATCCTGTGAAGGAACTATTTATCATTATACAGAATAGAGAGTATGCTGAGTCGAATATATATACCGGCAATGATTGGTTCAATTATCGTAACCCGGAAGATACGGTTGCACCAAACAATGAACAACTCGAAACGTTGAGTCTTGAATTCAATGGACAAAAGAGAATACTAAGTGAAGTTGCAGATGCACAGTTCCTTGGTATCATACAGCCAATGAACGCTCATACCCGTGTACCTAGACGTGCTATTTACAATTATAGCTTCGCATTACAACCTGAAATTTCGAATCCAACAGGACAGGTTAATATGAGTCGCATTGTAAATAAACTACTTATGATCAATGCAACTAATAATACAAAACACAGAGACGTACGTGTATACGCGAGATCCTACAACGTACTCAGAGTCCAGGACGGTTTGGCCGGAGTTATTTTCAACAGTAATCAGTAAAGATGGATTACTCAGAGCGTGTGATTGATACATCAATTGATGTATTGATGCCCATATTCGAAAAAAGTGTTATATATGCGGCACAATATTGCAAGGCATGTGGTCGTAATTGTGTGACAGGACAGGATATCGAATATGCCATGAAATATTGTGCCATGAAAGAAGTTGGTAAGGACATTGGAAGTATAATGCCTGAAATATATGATTCAAGTGATTCAGAAGATGACTATCTTACAGATGACGAGGATGTGCTATTCACGAGATATCAGGGCGATGATGATTTCATGAACAGTATTAACGATGCATTCGATAATTGGGATTCCTGGGAACCATGTGCACCGATCGAGATATCATTAAAGTCAGCTATAAATAACTATGGAGGAGGTAGTGGGATGGAACATAGATAGTACAGAGTTATTCATCGTATATAGCGAATCTGAAGAAGACGAAGATTTAGATAGTGAGGATGAATGTGAATTGATACCTGGTCTTCGCAAGAAAGGTTTAAAATACTCCAAGGTAGATGAAACTTCTTCAGAAGAAGATGAAACCGAGTCGGTAGAAGGATTCAGTGTGATTCTCCAGGAAGAGTATGATTTTTTACCAGAATAAATTTCTTTATATAGTTTATTACAAAATGTCTGCTGTCCCCTCTATCAAGGATGTTCAGGCCGAGGTTATCTCTCTTGGTCGCGCCGTCGAGACTCAAGCTCTCGATGCCATCGTCGCTGGCTTCAGCTTCGCCTCCGCCGTCGCTTGGATGGATGTCGTCCGTATGATCATCTCTCAGGTCATCCGTGTCCCCAAGAACGCCGCCAACTATCCCGTCCTCGTCGCTCTCCTCACCACTATCCTCGCGGTTGTCGTCTTCATGATCACCAAGCGTCTTGCTGGTATGCAGGGTGTCGATGTCAAGAGGCCCGCCAAGCCCATCTATGCCGTTAGCGCTTAAATTTCATCATCATGATGAATAGGAAGCATATTAATGCTGCCAATAGAATCTTCTTATTATCCATCTTGTTATGAGGATTATTTGAATCAGTTATATATTCTTCTATCGGGTCATTTACTTCGAAATTACCTGTGGGAGTTTGTAATAATTTCAGTTTATCAAGACAACAATTGAATTTCAACTTTAGTATATGATTCCGCATACCGAAATCATATGGTATAAGTTTGTTACCGATGTTCCAGTACCATCGGATTCGTAGTTCAGTGATTTCAGATTCGTTCCCCTCATGGAAACGACTTTCTACAGGATCATCATTGAAATAATGTTCTATAGATGTTTCATCACCTGATAAGAATCTTCCGAAGTAATGCATATTCAAAGGTCCACTTGGATTTGCATTGTATACATTTGATTCAAAACTGAATTCGCCATTGTTAATATGAACCGGTTTAGTTATGTCACCTCGATCACTTGTGATTCTAAGGATCAGACTGGATGCACCTTGTAAATCAATCACATTCGAAAATAGATTACTGGATGGTGCAGTGTCTAATGCATTAAACCCCAATACTTCATATGGTGTACCGAATACCGTATTCGTAGAGAACCCATTTGATCCCGTATAAAACTTGAATGAAAAATTGTTTGTGCCTGTAAAATTTAGTCGTTGTAACGATGGTTCAAATGTTACACTGTTAATATTACTACTTGCTAGATCACTTTGTAATTGTGTGGCCAATGTGTTACCATCGTAATTACCCTGTGTTAATATGTATGTAGTACCGTCCACTTGTACTTGTCGGTTACCTTCATTGATCAGATATTGACTTCTTGGTATACGAGCAGACTCGACCTTTATATTGGATACATCATATACTGGACGACTTAATTTTACGACATAGTCATTAGGATTAGGATACTGAGCAGGATCACGTTCGTCACTATCAATATCAATCACATATTCATCATGAATTTTACTACTCATGAGTCTTGTTGTTATTTTCGCACATTATAATTCGCCTATATTCTTCGCTAATGGTTTTAGAATTGGTCAATGCATCTTTCGCTGACAATAAACGTTTCAATTCATCTATATCACGCGATAACCCTGTTACAAAGAACCGATGTTTGTTAATTATGTCGGATAAAGGAACCCCATGCTCCTTTATGTTCTGGCATATAGGCCAAGTTGAATACCGGAGTGACTTCAATTCTTCTTCAACGTCTGTGAGTCTGGGTAATATATTATACTTTATGAGTTCTCTTACGTCATTGAGTATAGTTTCACTGTCACTCATTAATATGTATTAAATGTACTGGCTTTATCCATATTAATGATTCCAGTTGTAGTACACCGCCCTATTCATGAATATTATGATAGACGTTATATGGATTTCATGGTAAATGAAGAAACGAGAAAGAAAATCGAAAAGATTCATACAGGTGTAGAAATAGATCATAGTAAACCATTCGATGACTGTTTATCGGGCAATATATTACGTGTGAAGGTACCATTTAGATACAACAGAGTTATGTGTAAGACCGAAGGACACAAGACAATTTATGAATATCAAGTCAAAGATAAAGTCATAGTGAACATCAAGTTCTGTGGTTTTTGGAATACCGAAAATTTATGTGGTGTCACCTGGAAATTGATCTCAATCAAGGAGCCATAACCATTGAGGTAACTCAAATTTATCTTCTACCTGGTTAATGAACGGTTTCAATTTTGCTTCAAAAGATTCTGGATATGAACAACCATATAATTGTTTATTGGCAAATGCTTGTTGTAAGGTCAGATTGTCACATAATGTATTAAAGTAATTGATCTTATCCTGATGTTCCCTGGATCTTGATACCTCGAACCGTATATATCCTAATGTCTCCATCATCTTCGACATCTTTAATTTCAAAGTTAGGTTTCTTCACTAATTTAATATTAGCATCTTCGGCTTTAAATGATCTCATCTTTTCAACTTCACTTCGACTCATTTTACGTTGATATTTTAGGGGTACCCTTTCTAAAGTATGTGACTTTACTCATAGTCCCTTATACTGATACCAACAGGAAATCTCGGGACACCGTCCACAGTCAAATTTTGAAATTTCACTGTGAGTTTATATTTACCATTGATGTATGTTTGTCTCTCGTTGAACATCCGTTTGCGGTATGCCAGAGTACCTTCTGGTCTGACATTGAATTGTCTACCTTCTGGTGTAACACATGTCCATACAACAGTTCCCTTATCTTTACCAGTAGCTTCAGTTGCATCTACAATTTCATACTCTTCGGATTGAAAGTGTTTGTATTTCAACAATTTACTACTGCGTTTACCCATTGTGTATAGACCTTTCTTGTCACGAATGATAATACCTTCATATCCATGATCAACATACGTTTGATGTGTGTGATTAATGTCATCAAATGATTCCATTTTGATGGTTCCAACACGTTTCACATGTTTCATATCAGGTGTCACAATACGTTTCAGGTGGTCAAGGCGTTCATGGAATGGCATGTTAAGATTCGTAATGTCAACGTAATCGAATACATGAAATTCAATACCTGTCATATCCTTACCATCGGCTGATTTATCCAACAAGGTTCGACATAATCCAGTGATTTCTTCGAATGTTTTGTTGTGACTATAATTTTCACCGTCCAAGAATTCTCCTTCTTTGAGTTTATCCTTGACCTCGTCTTTGAGATGGTCAAGGTGCTTGATACATTTACCTGTTCGACTGATCATCATAATGGTACCACGAATTTTACCGATCATCATTCGTACACCATCTAATTTGGGTTGCACATAGAATGGTTCGGAAATGTGTTTGTTCTTGGTTTCCCATTTATCAGCCAACATAGGTAACATCAATACGCGACCATCGAGATTCTCTTTGTCTTCGATATATCCTGCATCCTGTTGCTTGGTCCATAGACTCTTGGCTTGCAGAAATGCTTGTTCACATGGGGTCGTCTCGTTTTTCTTGCCGATATTCTTCCCCGTCTTGACAATAGTTTTGGTCTCAATCTCTTTTCCATCCAATACACCATAACGTTTGATAATCACATTATCCTCGACGAGTACTTTCCAATACCTCGTCTTCCCGGTTTTATCCATGGTGTACAGAATAGGTAACTGCGACATTTGATATATTAAGGGGTGTCACTCTTAATTCAATTAAAGTGGTGGATCATAGGTTAGATATCAACTGATCAAGAATCAACAATGGCAGCTATCACTCTCGCTAAGGATTTCGACTCCTCCTCTTCAGCCATTTGCTTTTCCAACCTCCGCAAGGGTAAGATGGGTAACAAGACCGTCTACCTCAATGGTACCGGGAACAAGAAACTTACTATTCAGACTCCATTCATGAAGGCTCCCTTTGGGCTCAGTTCCTACACGGACGAGTCCTCTGGACGTACTTCCTACTCTCTGTCCTTGACATTCGACAAGAACGACGAGTCCCATATGCAGATCCAGCAGGTATTCGAACAGCTTGACAACACCATCATCGAGCATGTCGAGAAGAATTCCAAGGAACTCCTGGGGAAGAAGTACAATTCCGTAGTCATGCGCGAGGCACTGTACAAGCCTGTTGTTAACCCCGGAAAGGAAGAGTATGGTGCTACCATGAAGATCAAGGTCATGAACTACAATGGCCAGTTCCAAGCCGAGCTGTACAACTCGAAGCGTGAAAAGATCGACATGGAGAATCTCACCAAGGGTGCTCAGGTTGCTTGCATCTTTGAAATTGCGAGCATCTGGTTCATCGACAACAAGTTTGGTGTTTCGATCCGCTTGCAGCAAGCGATGACTAAGGTTGTCGAGAAGCTTCCTCCTTGTGCATTCATCGGAATGTCTGATGACGAAGATGACGAATCTGATGAACTTGAGCTTGAAGACGAAGAGGCTGAGATGCTCGATGAGCCGGAGATTTAAATATCACACTAAAAGTATAATCATGGACTGTAATCCCAAACTCATACGAGAATTGGGAAGAGGACAGGATGGTGTAGTATTCACAACCATGATTAATAATAATGAACAAGCAGTAAAACGTGCCCGAGTACCCCTTGATATCGAGTATAACATCATGGACGTTGTGTACAAGGTTATCCCCAAGACCACACCCAAACCCATAAAATATGTTAAGTGCAGTGGGTATGATCTATTCTATTTCGAATACCTGAAAGGCGACACTTTACATAACAGAGTCAATAACTTATCGTTGAACCCAAACCAATTTCCGGATATTATACGCAATGTAATCACGAGCCTCGTGAAAGTGCAACGCGCTCATCCGACATTCAGGCATAATGACCTCCACCTCAACAACCTTTTCATGACCGACGACGGAGCTACCAAGATCATCGACTATGGCCTCTCAAATATTGAAGAAACTTGCTGCAGAAATGCAAAACTTAATGGATACACCTTTAAAACTGAGTTTGGGATAGCACCTAACAGTGATAAGAGGTATGACATACACTTATTCCTCAACTCTTTAAATGGCTCTTTAATACCTGCCGAGACCAGGTCATTCCTTGAGCGCGTTTTACCACCTGCCTATCGTGG